TCCCGCGTGAGCCGGTCGATCGGGATCTCCATGAGCGACTGCAAATAGTTCCGGCGCATCTTCCGATATTCATTGATCGTTGTCGGTGAGAGCACAGTATCTTTTGACGCGATGTACCGATCTATTGCTTCGCCTACCGTCATCCGCTCGACGGTGTTTTTTTTCTTGGCTGCATACTCTGCTGCCATAAACTCAGCCTGCTTTTTCGTTGGTGCTGTAAACGATCTGTAGACATCCTTCCCGTCCGCGTTTCTTCCGTCATAAACGCGCACACGCCAGCTCCCTGATGGGAGCTTTTTTGCTGTTGCCATGCGATCACTTCCTTCAAAACTCCCGAAAAACACCCTTGACCAGCCCGACGATGTTGGCGCACCGGGCGGATTTTTTATACCAGTTCTGCGACGCCGATCACAAGACCGATGCACCGCGCCTCACCCTCGATGTCCGGGTATTCCGGATTGCGGGAGATCAGCTTCTTTTTGCCGCGCTCCTTGATATACCCCATGCCGTCGTGGATAAATAATCCGACTTTGCCGACAGGAACATCCGGCTCAAGTTTCACAAGGACGATATCTCCGTCGCGAAAATCCGGAAGCATAGAATCACCGTCAACTTCGACAGCAAAATCTGCTGCTCTTGCCGTGTACGTGTCAACAACCTCGATTACTTCCCATTCGTCCTCGCTGGACAGATCATAGCCAAAGCCAGCCGCAGCCTTGTTCAGATGCTTGCGTATCTGAATGACACGCGGCTGTTGCTTTGATTGGATGCACCGTGCATACTCTGTGTCAATCAAATCACGTACCGCTTTCTTTCCAAAGCTGTCAAGTACATCCATTTTTTTATCCAAAGATGATCTCTTTTCCCGCAATACAGATTTGATTGCATGAAAATGTTCATCTGTATATGTCATCCAGTTAATTCCCTTGTAGTCCTCTATGACAATATAGAAAATATGATCTGCTTCACACCAGAACCTCAAAGCATATCCGCTGCTTTTCGGCGATTCATGGAAATCAACGAGTAACGTATCTGCGATATGGATATTCTCACATCCGCAAATTGGGCAACAATGCTCAACTGAATCATCCGATTCAAATTCTCTTCCGATTTTGATTGTATCATTCAGCAGGAAATAAAAAGGCGTTTCAAAAACCTTTGCAATCTGTTTCAGTGTTTCAATATCCGGCTCTCGCTTGTTTGTTTCCCACATTCCAACGGTGCTTTTTGCTACGGACATCATATCCGCAAACTGCTGCTGTGTGATGCCTTTTTCGATTCTCAATGCTTTAATACGTTCGCCTATCATAAAAATCCACCTCCTGTGAACATTATAGCACAAACTGTGAACAATGTCAATATAACGATGTTGATATTTGTATAAATCACTAAAAGTGACCATAACGTATTGACAAATCACAAAACGTGGCTTATAATAGCAGTGTAAGGTCACTTAAAGTGACCGAAAAGACGGATCGGAGGTGAAACCATGATTGCAATTCGCAAATATCGTGAGCGGCTTGGGATGACGCAGGCTGCTTTGGCTGAGAAGTGCGGTGTAGTGAAGACGGCAGTTTCCATGTGGGAAACCGGTGACAGAAAGCCGGATATCATCATGCTGAAAAAACTGTCCGGCATTCTCGGCTGCACAACAGACGAGCTGCTTGCACCGATCGGCGAAGAAACCGCATACCCGGGAAAGGAGGAAACCGCATGAACGTCCCGAAGATCATCGAGCGCGCAGGAGAGCGCGTGCTCACAACCGCACAGCTTGCTGCTGAGTATGAAACTGATACGATTACACTTCAGCAGAATTTTCACAATAACAAGCGGCATTACATCGAAGGAAAGCACTTCCACATTGTGACAGGCGAAGCGCTCCGTTCTCTTAAGCGCGACTTAGAAAAAATCGAACTCGCGATCCCGAAGAATGTGAACCGCTACTATCTCTGGACAGAGCGCGGCGCGCTGCTCCATGCAAAGAGTCTGAACACCGACAAGGCATGGGCTGTCTATGACTTCCTTGTGGAGTATTACTTCCGCAAGAGTGCATTGCCGCCGAAGCTGCCGACCGCTCCGCCGAAGGAACCTCTTACAGCAGAGCAGTGCAAGCAGAAGCTGACAGCGACACTCCTCAGCGAGCTGCGGCACAAACAGGCAGCGCTTGCCACAGCAGAAGCACAGCTTGCCGTACAGAAAGCAGAAGCAGCGATTCAGCGCAGAGCAGTTGCGGACTTCGTTATGCTGCATCCGGAGCTGATGCCGTATGCGGATCTGCTGACAATGAATGAAAGGATCTGATCTTATGGCAAAGAACGCGACCGATCATCGCACGCCTCCGCATATCATCTGGGGGCTGATCGACGCCGAGATGACGGCGCAGGCTGTCAGCCGCGGGGAGATCGCAAAGCGCATCGGTGTGCACGTCAACACGGTGCACAGCGACGCAGCCGAGCCGGAGAAGATTCCGCTGTCGCGATTGTTCGTGTACTTCGCGGCGCTCGGGATCGACCCTGCACTGATGCTCCGCCCGATCGCGCACAGCATCGCAGAGCGAATGATTGAATGAAGGAGGAAATATAATGCTGAAAATCGAGGTAACCGAAGAGTTCACGTGCATCGAGCTGCACGGGACATCGTCTGATCTGGCGGCACAGCTTGCCGATGCAGTTGGCCGTGTGACACACAAAATCATCGAGCGCGAGAAGCCGGAGGATCGTCAGGAGATTGCCGGTGTGCTCGCGACCGTCATGGCGATCGCGGTCCGCAGAGCGTACACCAATACGAAAGAGGCACAGCATGAAGCAGAAGACTGCTGACCGCATCGCACGGGTGTCACTCCTTGCCGGCACGGCGCTCTGCTGCGCATACAATCATGTTCTCGCCGCTGTGATCCTGCTGGTCTCATTCGTGTGCATCTGCGCGGTGCTCTGGGTCAGGATGATCGCGGACTTGCTTGCGGATGCGGCGGACGAGGATGCGGACCGCTTGGCGGAGGAGATGTTCCAGGAGATGTGCGAAACCGCTGAGTATCACATCCACAGCGATCAGTACATCCTCTGCGGCAAAGGCTACAAATCACAGGAGGATACAATCACAATGATCAGGGCAACTACACTGAGACCGGGCGGGCTCTATGTCCATCTGTCCGGCGATGTCTACAAGTGCCTGCGCACCACAGCGGACGGCTGTGCCGTGCTCATGGACATCAACAGCGGCACGCTGCTCACCGTGACGGGCTGCCGCACATATCAGGACGGGAAGATCACATTCGCAGTCAAGGAGGCACGCGCGGTATGCTGAAACGATGCAGAACATGCGGTGGCACAGTCGCGATCGTGCGCTCTGTGGATGATCGGAACCGTATGCGCTGGGTGATTGTCGGACATGGCATGATGCCCTGCCGCTGCGATAAGGTTGTGAAGATGCAGAGCGCTGTCTGCACAACGCTCGCCGCTTCCGAGACGGCCTATGACTTGCTTGTGAAGCGCTGGAATCAGGAACGGGGGATGCCCGGTGAGCACATGGATACCGATTGATCCGCTGTCGCAGGCGCTGAGTGCCAACGAGCAGCGTGTGAAAGCCCTGCTCGATCAGGGCATGAACCAGTTTCAGATCGCCTATCAGCTGCATATCAGCTTTGAAGCGGTCCGCGAAATGATTTTTTCAATACGCAAAAAGGAGGCTATTATATTGGCGAAACTGTCAAATCAGGAAAAGGGCGATATTTACCGCAGCTATAAAAGCGGGACAACTCAGGTCGAGCTTGCAAAACGATACGGAGTGACGAAGTCGGCAATCTGTCAGGTCATCCAGAAGCTGGCAAAGGCTGAACATGAGGCTTTCGGAGATTCTGCCGCGGACAAGCCGATGCCGAACACCGGCATCAACGAGGACTTTGCTCAGGCGGTCGATACCATGATCGCAGAGCGCGAGGCAGCGGATGCAGAGCAGAAGTCTGCGATCGCGGAGCCGGAGAAGCTGCCGCCGGTTGTACGCAGGGCGATTGACGATCAGATTTCGGAGTATGAGTTCCAGATCAGTGAACGCGACAGCCGGATCGAAGAACTGAAAGAGGAGATCGCGGAGTTCCGGAAGGACATCGACGCGCTCAGAGAATGGAAGGAGCAGCACACATGAGAGCATTGCTTATCGGTATTTCGCATAGAAACATGATTGACATTGACAGCAATGTGAAAGCATTGGAGGATTGCGTCGGCGGAAACATCGAGAAAATCGAACTGAAATACGGCGGCGTTATGATTGCGAATGTGCAGGGCATGTTCAAGCAGTATCCTCGTAATGATCTGGCGTCGTACATCTGCGGGAAGCCTGTCTATGGCGCTGTATTGATCGCCGGAACAGACGGTGACGATGTTGATCAGAAGTATGTTGATGCGTACATGGTATAAGAAAAGCCGCATCCGATGGGCTAGATCGGACACGGCTGCAAACAAAAATGTCTGTATGCTCATTGTAGCATATTCGGAGGAAAATGTCAATGGATAAGAAGTATTTTGATGTGAAGCCGAAGGGAGGGCACGCGCAGGCGATTGCCAAGCCGACCGCCGATGCACTCATGGAGTTCTGCCGGCAGGAGCCGGAATTTGAACAGGCAATCGAGCAGAGCGGCAAATCTTTCGACGACTGCCTGACCGCGATCACGAAGGGCATCGGTCAGTCGATCAGCGATCTGGAAATCTACACTCGCGCAGTCAAGTTTTATTTTCCGGTCGCGGCGGTCAGATTCCGCATGGAAATCGACCTGTGTGGAGACAACGGTGCGGCCGATCCGCCGATCACGATGACAAAGCAGGACAAGCCGGAGCAGATGCAGCTCTCGCTTGATTCGCTGCTGGACTTCTGAGGTGATACCATGAGACAGGCAAGAAAAGAAGCATTGCTGCACAGCTTCCCGGCTGTGCCGGCAAGGTTCGTACATCAGATGCAGGACGGCAAGAGTTCCGAGAATTTCGCAGTGATGCTGACGCGGGGCGATGAACTGTTTGTGCGCTGCTTCCACAGGTTCAGCAAAAACTATAAGAACGAGCTTATGGAAGTGCAGCGATACGTATTCGCTAAGGACGGCTCTGTCCGATACGGAGCTGACGAATACGGCAGATGGTCTATTCGCAAGGATGTCCGGGAACCTGTGTTTTATCATCAGCCATACGGTTATGCAAACAACAGCTACAAAGTGCTGAATATTTCCGCAATCGAAAAATCGTGCGTGAAATACTGCCGCTATGAAGATGCGCCAAATCTGCTGATCGAATATCTGCATCTTTACTGCAAGCATCCGAATGTAGAATATCTGCTGAAATCCGGGTACAAGCATCTGATCGTTGCACGCTGCACAGGATGGTGGGGTCAGAATAATCGCATCGAGTGCAGCCGGCACATCAACTGGAAGTCAAACAATCTGCTGAAAATGCTCGGTCTGAACCGCGATGAATTCAAGCTGCTCGCAGGGCATGAGAAATACTACGAAGCCTATGTTGAATGGCGCGAGGTATTTTCGAAAATCAAGCCAGAGGGTCTGCTGACGATTGCAGAGCAGTTCAAGCATGAACAAGGCTCGATGCAGAATTTCTGTATGGACACTGGCTTGAAGCCGGACCGCATCGCCCGTTATCTCAAATCACACCATATTCTGAACTGGGAGTACAGCGATTATCTCAGCCAGTGCAGAAAGCTGAAATATGATCTGCATGATACAGCAATCTCTATGCCGCGAAGATTTAAGGATATGCACACACGGCTCTCTGAGATTGTTGAATACAATGCAACACGGGAAATGCAGCAGCACCTCACAGAACGAATCGAGAGCCGGAAGCTGCTTGAATTCACCTTCGGCAGTCTGTTCATTCGGCAGCCGGCAGATGTTATGGAAATCATCAGCGAGGGTAAGGAACTGCATCACTGCGTCGGCGGCTATGCCGAGCGCCACGCCAAAGGTGCGCTGCATATCATGTTCATCCGGACAGCGGAAAAGCCCGATGTGCCGTATTATACAATGGAGATCAGCACGGAGGGGCAGATCGTGCAGGTGCGCGGTCTCAGAAACTGCAATCCGACCGCAGCAGTCAAGGCGCTGATTGCGGCATATACCGAATACCTTGCCGGAATCTTCGGCAAGCAACAGAAAGCGAGGAAAACAGCATGAGCGAGGAAATCATGTTGACCGAAAAGCAGCAGGCGGAAGCCCTGCACAAGCAGATCACCGGCTACGGTGAAGTGATCTATCAGTCGCTGTACGGGATGTGTACCGCGATCAAGCAGATGCGCGACAGCAAGCTCTACAAGGCGCTAGGATTCGATACCTTTGAGGCATACACCGAGGAAAAGCTCGGTATGAGCCGCTCACAGGCATACAACTACATCACGATTGCCGAAAAGTTGACGGAGGATTTTGTCCAACCGGTTGGACAAATTGGGATGCGAAAGCTCCTGATGCTCACTGCCTTGACCGACGACCAGCGCGAAGAGATCACCCAGACCGTTGACCTCGAAAGCACGACGGTGCGGGAACTCAGGGAGCAGATCGCGGCACTGAAAGAGGAGTCCGAGCTCGACCGCAAGGAGCGCGACAATGCAAATGATGCAGCGCAGAGGTGGAAGAACACCGCCCAGAGCGCACAGGCTGACAATCAGCGGCTTGAGAATCAGGTGCAGTCATTGACGGATCAGGTGAAGGAAGCTGAAGAAGCCAAGGAGCACAACCGCCTGACGCTGCTTGATCTGATGAAGAAAAAGACCGAGCGCGTCAGGGAACTGGAAGCACAGATCAAAGATCTGGAAAGCAAGCCGCAGGATGTCGCGGTTGTCGATCACACCGAGGAAATTGACGCGCTGAAAACGGAAATCGAACAGCTCCGCGCACAGCTTGCCGAGAAGCCGGATACGCAGCTTTCGCTCGGCGTTGAACCGATCTGGCAGACCGACAGCAAGGCGCTGTTCAAGCCGTATCTCACCGCCGCTGCCGATGCCGTCAACCGGCTTGCGGAGTTCATTGCACAGCATCAGAACGATGCCAATTACGATTTCTTCATGGAAAAGATGCACGCGGCATTCGCGTTCGCAGAGCAGAAAATTCAGGTGATGAAAGGATGATGAATATGCCTGTCAAGATCAATACACTCGAACTGGAAAATGTCAAGCGCATCCGTGCGGTGCAGCTGACACCCGCCGCAAACGGTCTGACGATCATCGGCGGCAACAACAATCAGGGCAAGACCTCGGTGATCGACGCAATCTGCTGGCTGCTCGGCGGCAATAAGTATCAGCCGAGCAATGCGCAGCGCGAGGGCGCGCTCACCGAGCCGATGCTCCGCTGCACGCTCTCAAACGGGCTTGTTGTCGAGCGCAAGGGTAAGAACGCCGCGCTCAAGGTCATTGATCCGCAGGGCAACCGTGCCGGTCAGAAGCTGCTCGACAGCTTTCTCTCGGAGCTTGCACTTGATCTGCCGAAGTTCATGCAGGCATCCGACCGTGAAAAGGCGGACACGCTTCTGCGCATCATCGGCGTCGGGGAACAGCTCACGCAGATGGAGGCTGAGGAAAAGCGCCTTTACGATCAGCGCACGGCAATCGGACAGATTCAGCAGCAGAAAGCAAAATTTGCTGCCGAGCTGCCGGACTGGGAGAATCTGCCTGACGAGCCTGTTTCTGCGGCTGAGCTGATCGCACAGCAACAGGAGATCCTTGCGCGGAACGGTCAGCGGCAGCAGTGGCAGAACGAGATGCAGAGCATCGACATCGCGATCCGGAATGTCACCGCCGAGATTCAGCGCACAGAGCGTCAGCTTGCCGATCTGCACGCGCAGCTTGACGAATGGCAGGAGAAAGCAGCATCAGCACACAAATCGCCGGAGGAGCTCATGCTCGAATCGACTGCGGAGCTGGAGGCGAATATCGCCGACATTGACCGGCTGAATGCGAAGATCCGTGACAATCAGCGCAAGGCTGCCGCCGAGCAGGAAGCGGCAGATTACAAGGATCAGTATAACGGGCTGACCGATCAGATCGAGAGGATCAGACAAGACCGCCGTGCGCTGCTGAACGGTGCGAATCTGCCGCTGCCGGGGCTTTCGGTTGAGGGCGGCAGGCTGCTCTATCACGGCAAGGCATGGGACTGCATGAGCGGCTCTGAACAGCTCCGTGTTGCGACAGCGATCGTCCGCCGCCTGAATCCGGAATGCGGCTTTGTGCTGCTCGATAAGCTGGAGCAGATGGATTTGCAGACGCTGTCCGATTTCGGTGCATGGCTCGAAGCGGCGGGCTTGCAGGCAATCGCGACCAGAGTCAGCACCGGCGACGAATGCAGCATCATCATCGAAGACGGGTGGGGCGCGGAGCCCGTGCGGGCGGTTTCGCCTGCTCCCGCACCGAAACCGGCAGCCGGTTATGTACCCGGCTGGAATAAACCGAAGGAGGGATAATCATGCCGAATTTTGAGGAGATCAACGGCATCCAGTACGGCAGCGGCATTAAGGCTGTGCTGTACGGGCAGGAGGGTGTCGGCAAGTCCTCGCTTGCCGCCCAAATCCCCGGCATCGTGTTCATCGACTGCGAGGGCAGCACAACGAAGATGGATGTGCGCAGACTGCCCGCGCCGACAAGCTGGGCGATGCTCTGCGATGAGATGGACTACATCCGCGAGAATGCCGCCGCAAAGGGCTACAAGGCGGTTGCAATCGACACATTTGACTGGGCAGAAGCGCTCGCCTTGCAGGCAATCTGCACCGAGTACAATGTCAAGGGCATCGAGGGGCTGAATTACGGCAAGGGCTGGCAGTATGAATGCGAGCTGATCGGAAAGTTTCTCAACAGCACGGACAGGCTCATCAGAGCCGGAATCCATGTGATTCTGATCTGTCACGCGATTTCGCGCAAGACAACTTTGCCGGAGGAAATCGACGAATTTGACCACTGGGAGCTGAAGCTCGGCAACAAGACCACGAACAAGATCGCGCCGCTGCTGAAAGAGTGGTCGGATATGACGCTGTTTCTCGCATTCAAGACGCAGGTCATGGCGGCAGATGACAAGGGCAAAGTTCATAAGGCGACATCCGTGCAGCGCGTCATGTACGCAACAAAATCCGCATGGTGGGACGCGAAAAACCGCTTCGGTCTGCCGGATATGATGCCGCTCAGCTACGGCGCGGTTGCGCATCTGTTTACTCCGGTTTCACAGGACACATCCGGTCGGGCAATGACACAACAACCGCCGCAAAACCGCAGTCCCGAAATGCAAGCGGGCGCTGCCCGCCCTGTTGATGTTGTGATGCGGAGAGCACAGGACGCAGGCATCCCGACCGCAGTCATCAATGTGCCGGATACTCCGCCGCAGCCTGCACAGCAGCCGCCTCAAGCTGCTGCTCCGTCAGCGGAACCTCTCACGCTCGGTGATCTGAATGACTTTGAAACCATTGAAAGTCTCGGCGCCGACTGGACTGGCATTCCGGATGCATTGCAAAATCTCATGAAAGCAAATAATGTTCTTCCGCATCACATTGAAAAGATCACAGGTGATAAGAATGAAGGCGGATGGGGATATTTTCCGCCTCCTATGCGAAACTATCCGCAGGACTATTTTGAATGGCTCTGCGCCAGCTGGCCGCTGGTCATGGATGCGGTTCGGGCAAACTGCCCCGATTATGTACCGTTTTAATTGAAAGGAGATCAGACGATGGATTATCAGAACAACGGCTATCAGGCAGGATACGCACAGGGAAGTGCGCAGGCAATGGACTGGGATGCGGACTTTGAAGCACAGGAAAGTGACCGCAGTCCGGTTCTGCCGGAGGGCGATTACCGCTTTGAGATTGCAAAGGTGGAGCGCGGGCGGCACAACGGGCAGGGGAAAATCCCTGCCTGCAACAAGGCAACAGTGACCTTCCGCATCTTTTCGCCGCAGGGCGATGTGACGATCAAGGAGAATTATTATCTCCTGAACGAGGATTGGCGCATCAGAATGATGACATCGTTCTTTGCAAGCATCGGCCTTGCAGACAGAGCGACTGTCGAAAGCGGCGGCAGAATTAAACCCAACTGGTCGAATGAGATCACAGGGCGGCGCGGCGTGTGCCATATTGCACCGCGCACCTATCAGAAAGACGGGCAGGATTATCAGACGAACAACCTGAAATACCTCTACCCGATGTGGGATCAGCCGAATGTCGAGCCTGTCCCGCAGCAGCAGCAGAGCTATCAGCAGCCTGCTTATCAGGCACAGACAGCACCGCAGCAGTACCGACAGCCTGCTCCGCAGGGGAATCAACAGCAGTATGCTCCTCCTGCACAGGGCTATGCTCCGCAGCAGCCTGCGCAGGGCTGGCAGCCGCAGGGCGGTTATCAGCCGAATAACGGCGGTTACGGAGGGGGCATTTACTGATGGAACTGCGGCCGTATCAGCAGGCGGCAAAGGATGCGGTTTTCTCCGAATGGGAGAATGTCCGCAGCACACTGCTTGTCCTGCCGACCGGAACAGGAAAGACCGTTGTATTCGCATCGGTTGCAGAGGATTGTGTGCGTCAGAAAGGGCGCATACTGATCCTCGCGCACCGCGGGGAGCTGCTCGATCAGGCACAGGATAAGATCGGCAAGGTGACCGGTCTCGGCTGTGCCGTCGAGAAAGCAGAGCAGACCTGCATCGGCTCCTGGTTCCGGATCACGGTCGGCTCGGTGCAGTCGATGATGCAGGAAAAGCGCCTTGACCGTTTCCTGCCGGATTATTTCACACATATTATCATTGACGAAGCACATCATGCCGTATCCGACAGCTACCAGCGCGTCATTCAGCACTTCCCCGATTCTCACATCCTCGGCGTGACCGCAACGCCTGACCGCGGCGACATGAAGGAAATCGGCAGCGTATTCGATACGCTTGCATATGAATACACCCTGCCGCAGGCAATCAAAGACGGCTATCTCTGCCCGATCAAGGCGCTGACGATCCCGCTGAAGCTCGATATTTCAAAGGTCGGCGTTTCGGCGGGCGATTTCAAGCCCGGCGAGATCAGCACGGCGCTCGATCCTTATCTTGAACAGATCGCGCAGGAAATGAAGCACTATTGTGCAGACCGCAAAACTGTTGTATTCCTGCCGCTGATCGCAACCTCGCAGAAGTTCTGCGATATTCTCAATGCGAATGGATTTCACGCGGCAGAGGTCAACGGCAATTCCGAAGACCGCGCCGAAGTCCTCAGCGATTTTGAATCCGGCAAGTACAATGTGCTGTGCAACAGTATGTTATTGACCGAGGGCTGGGACTGTCCGTCCGTAGACTGTGTGATCGTACTGCGTCCGACAAAGGTGCGCGCGCTGTACTGCCAGATGGTCGGGCGCGGCACCCGGCTTTGCGAAGGAAAAGACCATCTTCTGCTGCTGGATTTCCTCTGGCACTCTGAGCGGCACGAGCTTTGCAGACCGGCGCACCTTATCTGTGAGAATGCAGAGACCGCAAAGCAGATGACCGAGAATCTGAATCAGAAAGCCGGTCAGGAGGTCGATGTGACTGAAGCAGCGCAAACCGCCGAGGAGGAGACCATTGCAAAACGCGAGGAGGCATTGACAAAGCAGTTCGAGAAGTTCAAGACCAGAAAACGCAATCTTGTCGATCCGCTGGAATATGCGATTTCCGTGCAGCAGCGCGATCTGCTCAGCTATCAGCCTGCCTTCGGCTGGGAGTGTCAGCCGCCTTCGCAGGCACAGATGCAGGCGCTTGAAAACCGCGGCATTGATCCGAACAAGGTGCAGTCTGCCGGCATGGCAGAACAGGTGCTCCGGAGTGCAGCACAGCGGCAGCAGAACGGTCTCTCTACGGCAAAGCAGATCGCACGGCTTGAACGCTACGGCTTCCGGAATGTCGGCGCATGGAGCTTTGAGGCAGCGAATAATATGATCGCACGGATTGCAGCGCAGGGCTGGAAACGAGTACCGTCCGGCGTGGATCCGGCGACGTATATCCCGAATGAGGTGGTGTATGGAACATAAAAACGATAACCTTGAAGAATTGCTTGCCTACATTGATCCGTCGCAATGCTCCTATCAGGAGTGGTGCGGCATCGGCATGGCGCTCAAAGACGCGGGACTTCCGGTTTCGGTCTGGGATGCGTGGTCGGCGCGTGACGGTGCGCGGTATCATGCCGGAGAATGCGCACAGAAATGGCGCAGCTTCAACGGCTCCGATACACCCGTCACCGCAGGCACAATCGTCCACATGGCGATAGAGAACGGATACCGTCCGCACCGGTCTGATCCGAACGCACAGCCGCTCGGCTGGGAGGATGAAATCAGCGCGGATTATGTCGTCACATCCGCGGAGCAGACGATTGCACTGCCGATCAAAGAGCCTGAAAACTGGAACCCGACCGAGCAGATTTCCCGCTATCTCGAAACACTTTTTGAAGCCGGTGACAATGTCGGCTATGTCACGGAATGCTGGCAGAACAATGACGGCAAATATCTTCCGACCGCCGGATGCTGGGACAGAACCGCCGGTCAGCTCCTCGCCGATCTGCAAAAATACAAGGGCGATTTCGGTGCCGTGTTCGGCGATACCAATCCCGAATGCGGTGCATGGATTCGCTTCAATCCGCTGGACGGGCGCGGCGCAAAGAATGAAAATGTGACCGAATACCGCTATGCGCTTGTCGAATCCGATGCAATTCCCGTCGAGCAGCAGAACGGCATCATACACGATCTGAAGCTTCCGATTGCAGCACTGGTCTACTCCGGCGGCAAATCACTTCATGCGATCGTCCGCGTCGATGCAGGCAGCTATGACGAATACCGCAAGCGCGTTGATTTCCTGTACTCCGTCTGCGATAAAAACGGGCTGAAAGTAGACCGCCAGAACCGCAATCCGTCCCGCCTTTCCAGAATGCCCGGCGTGATTCGCAACGGGCGAAAGCAGTTTCTTCTGGAAACAAATACCGGCTTTGCCTCGTGGGCAGAGTGGAAGGACTATGTCGAAAGTATTACGGATGACCTGCCGGATTTTGAGAGCATGGCGGATGCGTGGGAGCATCTGCCGGAGCTGGCGCCGCCTCTGATTGAGGGTGTGTTGCGGCAGGGACACAAAATGCTGATCGCCGGACCGTCAAAAGCCGGAAAATCCTACGCGCTGATCGAAATGTGCATTGCGATTGCGGAGGGCAGAAAGTGGCTCGGCTGGCAGTGCGCAAAAGGTCGCGTCCTCTATGTGAATCTGGAGCTTGACCGTGCTTCCTGCCTGCACCGCTTTCGGGATGTTTACGACAGCATGAGAGTACCGCCGCAGAACATCGGCAGCATTGATATCTGGAATCTGCGCGGCGTGACAGAGCCAATGGACAAGCTCGCACCGAAGCTCATCCGCAGAGCGAAAAAAGGCAACTACATCGCAGTCATCATCGACCCGATATACAAAGTCATAACCGGTGACGAGAACAGCGCAGATCAGATGGCGCATTTCTGCAACCAGTTTGACAAGGTCTGCACCGAGCTGGGCTGCGCAGTGATCTACTGTCACCACCACAGCAAGGGTATGCAGGGCGGCAAGCGGTCGATGGACAGAGCCTCCGGCAGCGGTGTGTTTGCCCGTGACCCGGATGCACTGCTCGATATGATCGAGCTCGATTTGACCGAGGACATTGTGAAGCAGCAGCAGAATCGTGAGGCGTGCCGCATCTGTGAGCAGCATCTTGCCGTGTGTGCGCCGAATGCCTTGAACAATGCCCCGCAGGACGATCTGCTGAACCGCAATGCCGCCGTGCAGCTCTGCCGCGACAATATGAGCAATGAACAGTATCAGGCGCTTGCAGCGGCGCTCCGCGTGTCTGACAGCTATGTATCGCAAATGTCCGCATGGCGCATCGAGGGAACGCTGCGCGAATTCCCGAAGTTCCCGCCGGTTAATGTGTGGTTCAAATACCCGCTGCATGAACTTGATTTTGTTGGTGTGCTGAAAGACCTGCAATCCGATGTGGAACTGACAACACAGCAGCGTGCATCGAAAAACGGTCACAAGCGGCAGTCGCAGATCGCAAAGGCAAAGGCGGCAGACAAATCTGCGGAGCTGCTGAATACATTTGACACCTGCGCCATGAACGGCAGTATGAGCGTGCAGGATATGGCAGAGTATCTCGGATGCAGCAGAGACACGGTCGAACGCAGGGTGAAAAAGTGCAACGAGCTTGTTCTGGCTGACGGAATGATTAGCAGAAAATAATTGTAAAACAAATTAAGCCTACCGCAAAAACCTGCCGCAAGTGGCTATATAAATATATAGAAATATTTGCGGTGCAAAATTGCAATGTGAATCAGGTAAACCGCAAGCGGCATCAAAGCTTGCCGCATTGCGGTGTACCTTCCGATTCACAAGGCGCGTGAAAGGATGATGAGATTGACACAGTTTTTTATGCCGATGATCCCGCCGACGGTGACGGCACAGGAAAAGGACATCGGCAAAAACAGGAAAACCGGCAAGGCGTTTCTGCATGACACCGATGCGGTCAGGGAGGCAAAGAAAAAGCTGACTGCGCATCTCTGGCAGCACCGTCCCGCCGAGCCTTACAAAAGCGGCGTGCGGCTGATCGTGAAATGGTGCTTCCCGCGCGGAAAGCATCAGGACGGTGAATACCGCACGACAAAGCCCGACACCGACAATCTGGAAAAACTGCTCAAAGACTGCATGACGCGCTGCGGCTTCTGGAAGGATGATGCGCAGGTCGCGTCTGAGACCGCAGAGAAGTTTTGGGCAGAGATTCCCGGCATCTGGATTCTCATTGATGAGAAAATGGAGATGCAGTCAATAATCGAGCATGAAACTAGGCAGGTTGAGCGGATGTATAACGGCATTTGTTACTACTGCCCTGATTGTCACACAATAGTAGATACATGGGATAAATTCTGTCGTCACTGCGGTGTGGAATTTGAAGAAGGTGATGACAGATGAAATGTGAGAACTTCTGCAATGCGCACTGTGTCTTTGATTGCCCAAACGCAGCGATTGAAGCATGGGAGGACCTTTTTGATCTGGACGCAAAGCGGGAATTAGGTATCGAGCGCGTCAAGTGCAGGAATTGCCGGTACAATGACAGGCGATGCACCTGCGATGACTGCTATTTCAAGGGCAGCGCGGAATGTCCGGAAAAGGAGACTGAGCCATGATTTATGTATTATTATTCATCAACGGATTCCTCACCGGTTTTCTCGCAGCCATTCTGATGGGTACCGGAGGTGATGAAAATGAATGAAATAAGACCGATTGACGCGAATGCAGCAGCAGATAAAATCATGCATGAGGTTGAAGTCCATGCAGGTGAAACCGGAATTGGAGCGGTCGCTATCATGATTGCGTTTGCGAGAGCGCTGCGAGATGAAACTGACTTTCCCACAATCGAAGCCGAACCCATTATTCACTGCAAGGACTGTGCATTCTGGGAACGCAAGCGCGTATCGTGTGAGGGACTCGCAAGATGCAGAACGGGCGAGAGCGGATATCGGTACAGGTTCGGACACGACTTCTGCTCCCGCGCGCAGAGACGGGAGAAGGTGAGCGAAGATGAACCCGTAAGGCACGGGCGATGGATTCCGACAGAGTATGATAGCTATGCAGGCGGTGCGCCCGTTTGGGACAAATGGGAATGTTCAGAATGTGGCCACGAGCATGGCGGCGAAGAAGATACGCTGACAGCGTTCTGCCCGCATTGCGGAGCGAAGATGGATGTGACCGACACGAATGTCGGCGGCAAAGGAGGTGCTGACAATGGCTGATTTGATTGATCGGGATGCGCTGTTGAAAGATATGGGGCTGACCGATGCTGTGAAATACGGAAACAAAGATTCCGAACAGCAGACACGATCATACAGCACATGGATGTCGTATGAAATCGCAGATGCGATATGGGACGCTCCCGCCGTCAACCGCTGGATTCCGTGCAGCGAACGGATGCCGAAAAATGAAAAGCCGTGCGCCGTTGTTACCGAAACAGGCGGAATTGGAGTCTCACGGATGATGGGCAGAAATCACTATGAATGGGCATTGTTTGGTCAGCGTGTTACGCACTGGATGCCGTTGCCGGAACCGCCTGAAAGCGAGGCGCAGCATGAAAGCACCTGATTTTGTCGTCATCAAAGGAAAGCTCCCGTCCCTGAATGAGTATATCGAGGCCGAGCGCACAAACCGGCATATCGCAGCCAAGATTAAGCGCGAGACCGATCAGCTGATCTGCTGGCAGATCAAGCAAATGAAGCAGATCAAAGCGAAAATCCGAATCCGGTTCATCTGGCACGAAGAAACGAAGCGCCGAGATCCTGATAATGTCGCTTTCGCGAAAAAGTTCATCCTTGACGCTATGCAGAAAACCGGAAAGCTCAAAAACGACAATCCTGCATGGATTGCAGGATTTACGGATGACTTCGTATACGGTAACGGGCAGGGCGTGCTGCTGGAAATCACGGAGGTATAACATGGATAATACATGTGTATGCTGCGGATCAGAGATCCCGGAAGGCAGACAGATCTGCAAGGCTTGCGAGGAAGGTTTCATAGTTCGAAATCGAGAAACGCTGCGGAAGCTCGAAGAGATTGCAGAAAAGATCGGCAGCGCTCTGATCGAATCTTTTGAAGCAGCAAAGGAAGCGCTGAAAGAACTGCTTGCTCCGATCATTGATGCAGCAATGGATCTTGCTCGTGACGTCATCAAAAGCCTCGGTGAGCTTATTGCTCAGAATATCGAGCCGAAAACGATTCCACCTAGATCTCCGGTTCGCTGCATCGGATGCAGGCCGGTCACGAAGTACAGAAAGCCGCAGATCCGGAGAACCGGATGCCGGCACAGGTAAGGAGAAAGAAATGGAGATCATGACATATCACGATGCAGAAAAGGCAATCATCGAACACTACGGCAGACAGAAGCAGGAGCTTCAGGCAGTCCAGGAGCTCACGGAGCTGATCTTGCTCCTTGCGGCTCGACCGGATCAGCGCGGCGATAACTACGAGCAGAACATCCTGTCCGAGCTTGCGGACGTGCAGATCATGTGCGAGCAGATCCAGATCATGCACAAAATCTCAAACAAGGATATTGCAGACATGAAGTCTTACAAGCTGCGCAGACAGCTTGCGAGAATCGAGAAGGAGGAAGAGGAAAAGTGACACCGAAAGAATACTTGCAGCAGTACCGTGATGCAGTTCGAAGAGCTGCTGCTGCGCAGGATCATCTTGACGAGCTGCGAGCAATGGCAACTCGTATTACGCCGAATTACAGCGCGGAAGGCGGCGGCACGCATCAGAGCGGTGACAAGCTCGGCGCCGCAGTGGCACGCATTATCGACGCAGAGAACCGTGCCAGTGATGAGCTGGAAATGCTGGAAGCTACAGAGCGCGAAGTGATCAGCACAATTCACAGCGTTGAAGACGGCACGCTCAGCACCCTGCTGTATGAGAGATACATCAACAGCAAAACGTGGGAGCAGATCGCAGTTCTGATGAATTACACATATCGCAGAATTACACAGCTGCACGGCAAAGCTCTGAGAAAGATCGAAGATCTGCTGAGCGAAAAGACAAAAACATTTCCTTGAATTTCCTATTGAATCTGTGTTATGATTATACTGAGAAAAGCGACGGAGTGAAGCTGCAATGCAGCAGAAGCTTTTCCGGCTGCGCAGAAGCCATCCCTGCGCAGCCCTTTTCTTTCTCCGTTATACAAAGAGAGGTGATCAACTACCGCGTAAAAATCAATCCCCAGCATCGTTCTATTCACATTTAATATCAAATTCACTACTACATCACACTACAAAGGGGAAAATTATGAAACTGAAAATTGAATATGTACCGATCGATAGCATAAAACCGTATGCAGGAAATGCAAAGCTGCACCCGCAGGAACAGATCGACCAGATCAAACGGTCGATTGAGTTGATGGGTTTCGATGATCCGATTGCGGTCTGGAAGAACGGTGAAGTCATCGAAGGACACGGGCGACTGATCGCTGCGCAACAGCTCGGCATGGATAAGGTACCGATCATCCGGCTTGACGATCTCACAGACGAGCAGCGCAGAGCTTATGCTCTTATCCACAACAAACTCACAATGAATACCGGCTTCGATATCGAGACCTTGGATCTTGAACTTGCGGAGATCCACGAGATCAACATGGGCAATTTTGATTTCAGAATTTACTCAGAACCGCCTGCAAATCAGTATATTGATGATTTCTTTGACCGCGGAGTCGAATCGAAAAAGGATGTTGAGATCTTTGGGTGCAAAGTACTTTGTGAAACAAAAGAAGAAGCCAATGCACTTTTTGAAGATCTTAAAGGTAAAGGCTATGAGGTCTCAATACTATGATCGCCGCAAGGGATCATGGATGCCTCGGCGATAATATCAAGGTTCATTTCGCCGGTGCTGAGAATGTTGAATCCCCTGTTGTGTTGCATGACGCCGGAGTCAATTATTTCCTTTTCACCGTGCTGCCGTTCATTATGGATAAATTCAATATAAAATGGGGGCGCATTACATGCGCGAAGCATCTGTTTCCGCATATTGAGGTCCCGAAGATCTCAAAGCATACGATAATGGACTCCGGTCTCTTTTCGCTTATGTTTGGAGCTTGCAAAGACGTCAAGACGGACGAGAAGTTCATCCGGCGGTATAAAGACGCCATCGTCGATTTCGTTAATGAGAATCAGGCATACAGTCTGACATGCGTTGAATGCGATTGCCAGAAACTGCTCGGCACCGATCTCGCATGGGATCTGCGAAAGCAAATGCGAAAGCAGCTTCCGAAAAATCGCATCATAAACGTCTTTCATTTTGAGGACGGTAAAAGAGGCCTTGACAGTCTGATAGACTTTTCAGAATATATCGCAATATCGGTTCCGGAAATGCGCATCGTTAAGCCGAAGACGTACAAAGATGACGTATACCGCATCGCAAGCTATATTAAGGACAGAAAGCCAAATATTGACATTCATCTGCTCGGATGCACTGAACGAGCAATGCTTGGACGTTGTTCCTTCTGCACATCGGCAGACAGTACAGCATGGCAATCAATCAATCGGTACGGTCATCTGTTTGGAAGACGCACCAAAAACATCAAGGAAGAAAAGATGCATGAGATCCGGGACAGGATCATTCATTTGCTCCAAAAGCTTTCTATCGAACCTACAGAAAAGCGCATTGAATATTACAGCCTATACTGGCTCGCAGGATTTGTCAGTCTCTTTGAGTACGAGAAAGCCTGCGGAAATCAAAATTGAATAAGGAGAAGTCACACCATGAATCACATCATTCTCATCACAGAAATCGTCGTCGCATTCTCCATGCTTGCAGCAGCAAAAAAGCTGTTTGGAAAAGCAGGCATCATGGCTTGGATCGCGATCGCGACCATCTTCGCAAATATCTTTGAGGCAAAGAATATGATGCTCTTCGGCCTCAATCTCGCAGCCGGACATGTTATGTTCGGCTCTGTTTTCCTTGCAACAGATATCCTCAACGAATGCTACGGAAAAGAAGCTGCAAAGAAAGGCGTTCTTGTCGGACTGTTCGCAGACATTGCGCTGATCATCTTCGGGACTATCTGCCGCATCTATATTCCGTCAGCGGTCGATACAGCGAACTACTCAATCAAGACACTGTTCACGATGTCGCTGCGCATTACATCGGCCAGCGCGGTGATGTTCTTCATAGCGAACTGGGCTGATGTTCTGATCTTCGCGAAGCTTAAGCAGCTTACCAAAGGAAAGCACCTTTGGCTGCGCAACAATGTTGCAACGATCATCTGCAACTGCCTTGAAAACTTTTTGTTTTATGTCCTCGCATTCTATCCTGCATTTGGCATCTCTCAGATCCTTAGCATGGGACTTGCCACTTGCCTTCTGGAATGCATCATCGGTGTTGCAGATACACCGTTTCTTTATCTTGCAAAATTATTGAAGCATGGAGATGAGATTGAAAATGCTGAATGATTCCTTTTGACGGAGTGATACAGCCAATCAGGAAGGCGGTCGATATCTGTGGCGAATAGAAAAAGTATCGAGCCTTATGACTTTACAAGTGATCAAAGCCGCGAAGAAGCCGCGAAGAACGGAAGAAAAGGCGGTATCATTTCCGGGAAGAAGCGAAGAGCGAAAAAGTCATTCAGAGAGGCTGCGAAATGGGCGCTGGAAATGGAGAGCTCGGCAGTCGTTGACGGTGAATTGCAGAATATCACACAGTATGAGAGAATCAACATGATCCTCTTATCAATGATTAAGGATCCGAAAAGCGACGACTTTAACGAGAGGAGATTCTTCCAGGCCGTAGAGCTGCTCGCAAAGCTAAGAAGCAGCGGATACGCTGACGAAAAGATGCTTGCAGAGATCGCGAAGATCCGAGCAGAGACAAAGATCCTCAAAGGGAAAACCGATCAGCAGAGTGTGAATTTGAGCACGTATTCCGGAATTCCGGCCACGCTCATCGCACCTACTTTTCAGCCCGTGCTCCTAGACATTGCGGAAGGCGGGCACACAGAGTACGATTTCCCCGGCGGCAGAGGCTCGACAAAATCTTCCTTTGTCGCTCTCGAGATCGTAGACCTAATCATGAAAAGCGAAGACAAGAGCGCGTGCGCGATCCGAAAAGTCGGAAACACGCTGCGCGACTCTTGCTTTGCTAAAATCTGCTGGGCAATCAGTGCGCTAGGTCTTGACTATGAGTTTACGATGACGGTCAGCCCGATGGAAATCACGAGGAATGCAACCGGCCAGAAGATATATTTCAGAGGCGCGGATGATCCAGGAAAGCTGAAATCCATTGCGCCGAAGATCGGCTATCTAAGCATTCTGTGGTTCGAGGAAATGGACCAGTTTTCCGGCGAGGATGAACTTCGTACAATCCGGCAATCAGTCATCCGCGGCGGAGATGAAGCAACAGTGTTCTGCTCGTTCAACCCGCCGAAGTCTGCGAATAACTGGGCAAATGATTATGTCCTCACAGGCACAGCAGCACGTCTGGTTACTCGATCTGATTACTTATCAGTACCGAAGAAGTGGCTCGGAAAGCCGTTCCTCGATCTCGCAGAAGAGCTCAAGGAAAAGAATCCGGTCGCATATGAAAATGAATATCTCGGCGTAGCAAACGGCAGCGGCGGTAATGTGTTCGATAATGTTGAATGCAGAGAAATCAGCGATCAGGAGCTTTCGCAGTTCGACAATGTCCTGCACGGCGTTGACTGGGGATGGTTCCCGGATCCATTCGCATATGTCAGGGTGCATTATGATGCCGCAAGAATGACGCTGTACATTTTGCAGGAGCTTGTCGTGAACAAGCAAAAAAATCAGGAGACAGCAGAGCAGCTGATTGCTCTTGGAGTAACTTCTGCCGACATCGTCACATGCGACAGCGCAGAGCAGAAGTCAATCAGCGATTACCGGTCGTTCGGCATTAACGCAAGAGCAGCGGAGAAGGGACCGGAATCCCGCCGGTATTCTTTCAAATGGCTGCAAAGCCTCGTGAAGATTATCATTGATCCTGCGCGATGCCCGATTGCAGCGAAAGAATTCCTGCACTACGAATACGAACGCGACCGTGAGGGCAACGTCATCAGCGGATACCCGGACGGAAACGACCATTGCATCGACGCAGTGCGCTATGCCACAAACAGGATCTGGAAGCACCGCGGGCAGTGAGGTGAAAATATGGGCTTTATTTCACGGCTGAGAATTTTAATCGGGGAGGCGATTCATAAATTGATTCCGTACAAGCAGATCGAACAGGCTGAAAGCTTTGAGTCGCCTGTTTCCAGCGAGATGACCGAAGCGTTAAATCTCTGGGCGCAGATGTACATGAACAAAGCTCCCTACCTGTCTGAAAGCGGGATGAGGAGCATGAACATTGCCTCCTTTATTTGCTCCGAGCTAGCACGGCAGGTCACGATGGAAATGAAGTGGAATATCACAGGATCTGGAAAAGACCAGAACGGTTATCCCGCAATGAACCCGCGCGCTGAGTACCTCGCGGAGCAGTTCAAGAGATGCACCGGCACGATCCTCCGAGAAAAGCTCGAGCAGGGCATGGCCGCAGGCGGAATGGTCGTGAAGCCGTATCCGAATCCGAATGCGAAAAGGATTTATTTCGACTTTGTCCCTGATTGGAGTGTTTATCCTATCAGCTTTGACGGAGACGGATGCATCACTGATGTTATCTTCCGCGATAGCTTTCAGGACGGGAAAACGTATTACACGCGACTTGAACGGCAGACAGTAAGCGGTAAAGATGTTGTAATCACACAAAAGTGCTACAAGTCCACGATTCCGGAAGAGCTCGGAAAACCATGTGAGCTTACAGAAGTTGAAGCATGGGCTGAATTGCTTCCCGAGCTTACTGTCAACAACACCGGAGGAAAGCTCCTGTTCGGATGGTATCGAGCTGCAAATGCGAACAGCATAGACCTTGACACTGTTCTTGGATCCAGTGTGTTTGCAAAGGCTGTTTCGCTTATCAAGGATGCAGACGAGCAGTATTCTCGTTTGATCTGGGAATTTCAGGCAAAGGAAACGGCCATTGACGTTGACCCGACAGCGCTTGTGCCAAAGTCGGTGCGCGACACGGATGGAAAAAAATACGAGCTGCCAAAGCTTAACGAGCGCCTCTTCCGAGGCGTTGAGCTCGGCGATGAGAAGACATACAATGTTTTCGACCCGCCGATTCGTGACGCCTCGCTGCTGAATGGCCTGAACAGTATTCTGTGCCGTATTGAAGATCTTTGTGGCCTTGCAAGAGGGACGCTATCGGATCCGAATGAGCAGGTTATGACCGCAACCCAGATCATTACACAGAAACAGCGAACGTATGAAACGATCAATGCAAATCAGAAATCTCTCGAGCATTGCCTGCTGGATGTGATCCAGGCAATGGATGTCTACGCATCATTGCTGGGGCTTGCACCGAAAGGTGATTTCGATGTATCGTTTGAGTGGGACGACAGCATCATCGTTGATACAAGCCAGCAACTGAACGAACGTGTGATGCTGCTGAATGCAGGAGTCATGAGCAAGGAAGAACTGCGGATGTGGTATCTCGGAGAGACACAGGCGCAGGCAGCAGAAGCTGTAAAGAAAATATCCGACGAACAGATGCGGGGGATGATCGTTCCAGATAACATTCCGCAGTAAAGGTGGGTGTTCACTGTGCTTGAAGGTGATGAGCTTGATAAGGCGATAAAGAAAATCATGAAGCGCCTTGGCATCGTGAACACTGCGTACATCAGGAAGATTGCAGAGCAGATCAAGAAGATCGGCGAGCTGAGCCAAAGCAGCGTGAATATGCTAGTTGCGATGAGCAACATGAATGCTGATGTCGCTGAGATCACAAGCATGCTGAAAACAGCGGCAGCACTTAACGCGAGAGATCTTCGCAAGGTATTCGATCAGGCACTCGATGAGACATACACGGATCCTCGATTCTATGCATATCTTTCCGCGAATCCGGACTCAGTCAGGCCGGAAGCAAAGGAACGTGTTGAAAAGTACGTACAGACCATCTACCGCCAGACTGCTGCAAATATGTATAATTACTCGAACACTACAGCGATTAAGCAGGGATATATCGCAGCCATTGACAACGCAGTGCTTGCGGCATCGACGGGTGTGACTTCTTACACAGCCGCAATGCGCGACACGATCAGAAACATCGGAAGCGCAGGTATGCAAGTGTACTATGAGAGCGGATATCACAGACGGCTCGATACAGCTGTTCGGCAAAATATCGTTGATGCCGTGAACCAGATCAACAAGACGGCAAGCGTCATGATCGGAGAAGCGATCAACGAGCAGGCGGGCGAGGACGTATATGACGCAATCGAGATCAGCGCACACGCCCGCAGCGCTCCGGATCACGAACCGGTGCAGGGGCATGTTTTTCTGAAATCTGAATTCGAGATGATGCAGATCGGCTCCCCGTTCCGCGACGTCACCGGGCGTGTGTACGAAGGATTCAAGCGTCCAATCGGAGAGTGGAACTGCCGGCACACGCCGCTGAGCTTTTCGACCAAGTGGAGCAAGCCGACGTGGACGGACGAGCAGCTCCAAGAATTCATTGACCAGAACCAGCAAGGATGCATCATCGACGGCAAGCACCGGACGCTATACGAAGCCATGCAAATGATGCGCGATATTGAGACGCAGGTCCGCCGCGAAAAGGACACCGCAATCGCCGCACAGGCGGCGGGAGACAACGACCTGCGGCAGCAATGCCAGCGGAACATCAACGCGCTGGTGAAGCGGTATTCGGAGATCTCAAAGGCTTCCGGAAACGCTGAAAAGCGCGAGCGCATGACCGTCGAGGGATTTCGGGCGGTGAAGGTGCCGGAGTATTCTGATGTATTGACAAAGTTCGGAAAAGATGGTAAAATTGACTTAGATAGGTTTCAAAAAGACCTCGCTGCGGGGCGCATTAACACGACAATTGATACAAAACAGCAGCCGAAACATATGCTGACACCAGAATGGAAGAATCAGGTCAAGCAGGCAATCAAGAGCGGCGGAAAGCCGAAGAGTAGACTCGCAAAAGGAATAGACCCGCAGGAAATAGTCGCGCAATACGCCGGGACAGGCGTGATGCAAGTTTGCAAGGGGAATCACTGTGTGGATGAATTCGTGACGCTCCCGCATACAGCGGGTGTCACATTCGATGCGAAAGTTGGTAAATTCATTCCGACGCATCGAATCCAGATTAAGTATACAAACAGCGGCGTGCATGTGCTGCCCGTTTTAGAGAGGAAGTGAATGCAGTGAACTGGCAAAACCGAAAAATAGAACAGCTCCAATTCCACAGAGCGAAATTATACTTAAAAGACGGAAGAGTTCTTACTGGTAAGGCGGACTGTGTCTGCGATGCCTCCGAAGGCGACGGGCAGGACATAGACGGCATCGCTTTTGACGTCGACGGCGAAAAGTACGGCGAGATTTTTCGTGAGGATGACATCGTGAAGTTTGAAATATTGGATTAAACCGCCCTGAGTAATCAAGGCGGTTTTCTCATGCCCAAAAACGAAAGGAGTTTATCACATGGATGACTGGAAAGAACGGCTGAAAGCTGAGTATGCGCAGACCAAAGAGCGATACGAGAAGCTGAAAGCATGGAACAACAAGCGAACGGTAACAAGTGAACTTGCTTATCATACGCCTTGTACCTCGGATGCGGATGCTGCCGAGCGCAGAAAGCAGCAGTACCATGATGAACTGACGAATCGACAGCAGAGCATTATGGGCGAATATCTGCGCATTCTGGAACTCCGCGCAGAGCTGAACGGCATCGAGCTGTAATCCACAATTCAATACGGAATCAGGCATCTCTTACGAGGTGCTTTTTTCATGCCCAAACACACGCCAAACGCACGCGTGCGTTTCAATGAAAGGAGGGAAAGATGATGCCTGACAAGGAAAGAGTCCAGCAGCAGACCGCGCAGGAAGAGAAGCCTGCAAAGGAAAAGACACCGAAGAAACCCGGCAAGCAGCAGAAGAACTGCAACAGAACCAAGGTCGCAAACTGAGCGGCTGAAAAACTCAATACGGGAATAAGCACTGATGCAAAAACATCGGTGCTTTTTTCATGTCCGGGATGACGTAAAACTATCAAGCGGAGCGGAAAGAACCGCGACACCAAACTGAAACGCGAAAGGAGAACCCACCACTATGAAGCGTGAAGATGTATCCAAGATCTTCAACGGCGCAACCGAGGAGCAGATCAGCGCAATCCTTGACATCAACAGTAAGGATATCGGAAGTGCCAAATCAAAGGCAGATGCACTCAACGATCAGATCGCATCTCTTAACGATCAGATCAAGCAGCGCGATGCCGACCTGACTGCTATGCGTGACAAGCTCACAGCAGCTCAGGCAGACGCCGGGAAACTGGCAGATGCCCAGACCGCACTCGCAGATTTGCAAGCAAAATATGCCGCAGACAAGCAGGCATGGGATGCGCAGAAAGCTGCGCAGGCGTATGAATTCGCCGTGCGTTCCAAGGCAGGCGAGCTCAAATTCAGCTCGCACGCTGCGCAGAATGATTTCATACGCAGTGCGATCGAAAAGGGCATGAAGCTTGATGGTGATACAATCCTCGGCTTTGAAGATTTCAAAAAGGCGTACATGGACGCTGATCCGTCCGCGTTTGTCCTGGATGAACCGAAGCCCACACCCACAATCACACTACCCGGCAAGAGCACACCTGCACCGAGTTCCATGACGCTCGCAGAGGCAATGAAGAGAGCCAATGCAGGTGAAAAAATCGACATCGGCGCGATTACAGCGCCTAGAAAGGAGTAAACCATGGCAGGAGTCTTTGATTCCAAGATTTTCAACGCGGAAGTCTTCGGAAAGTACGTTGAAACCGTACCGAGTGTAAAGCGCAACGCGCTGCTCAAGGCCGGTGTCCTCCGCAACCGTCCTGAGCTTGCCGCAATGCTTCCGGATCAGACTGGCGGCAACTTCATCACGCTGCCTATGACCGGAAACATCGGAGGCGATGCTCTCAACTATGACGGCAGCACCAACATCACCGCGACCAGCATTGACACGTTCGCTCAGTCGATGATCGTTGTCGGCAGAGCAAAGGCGTGGGAGGAAAAGGATTTTTCCTTCGACATCACCGGCCACGACTTCATGGCCGAGATCGCTTCGCAGGTATCCGGCTACTGGGACAGCGTTGATCAGACCACGCTGCTGAAAATTCTCGAGGGTATCTTCGGCGTGAGCACGAACAACTTCTCGACCGACCACACGCTGGACATCACCGGCGAAACCGTGAAGGTTGTCGATGCTGTTACGCTGAACAATGCAGTCCAGAAGGCGGCTGGCGACAACAAGGACATCTTCCGTGTCGCCATCATGCACTCGCAGGTCGCAACGAATCTCGAAAACCTCCAGGTGCTTACCTACTGGAAGGAAACCGATGCAAACGGCGTGCAGCGTCCGGTCGCAATGGCCAGCTGGAACGGCAGAACAGTCATGATCGACGATGCTGTCCCGAAGAGCACGAGTGAGGGCGTGACCTCGTACACGACCTACATCCTCGGCGACGGCGCGTTTGACTACGCGGATGTCGGTGCGAAGGTCCCGTATGAAGTCTACCGTGATCCTACTACCGCAGGCGGAAAGGATATGCTGATCACCCGTCAGCGCAAGATCTTTGCACCGCGCGGTTTCAGCTTCGTTCAGCCTTCCACTCCGATCGTATCGCCGACTGATGTTCAGCTCGCAACAGCAGCGCGCTGGACGCCTGTCAAAAACTCGGCAAGTAATGCATACTTCGAGAGCAAGGCAATCCCGATCGCCAAGATCATCTCCAACGGCTAAGGAGGTGCGCTATGAGCGTCACCGGAAGAGTTGATACACTTGAAGGCGACAAGAACGCAGCGATCGCCAAGCTCATGAGGCATGCTGAGTCAATCCTTGCAGGGCTGCTCGAGGAATGCACAGTGGAACCCGAAGACGATGAAACAAGGCTCTGGAACACATATGATGTCAGCGATCTGCAAGCTGATATTGAAGTGTCCGGAGACAGTATCTCTGGAACGCTCAAATACATCGACAGCGGGACGCTGAAAGATGTATGGGGCGCCGGGTATTTCCTGTGCCTGAAATTCTCAGACGTTGACGAAAGCGCAACATCTGTTGCGGTCGGTCTCAAGCCGTCAGTCAGCTCTGAGATGGTCGAGCTTGACGAGGATATGAACGCGGTGTTCAAGGTCACAGACAAGGGCAAGCAAAAACTCAAAGTCGTCTCAACGGACGGCACCAGAAGCACCGTGCAGACATTCGATCTGAACGGAATCAGATTTGCTCCGATTGAGTAAAGAAAGGGGGCGACATGAATGGCACACTCAACGTATTTGACATATAGCGAGTATCAGACATACGGCGGCACAATCGCGGAGACAGCATTTCCGACAGCCGAATTCAAGGCGAGGAAACGTATCGACTATCTCACAGACAGCCGCGTACAGGAAATGGAGACCATCCCGGAAGCTGTTAAGCTGTGCATGACAAGCATCATCAACACAGAAGCTGCGACCGGAGCGGATGCTCTTGCAGCAAAGCCGCTTGTCGCCTCTTTCACGACTGACGGCTACTCGGAAAGCTATGGCGCTGCGACAGAGCAGCAGGCAGCACTGCAATCAGCACTTACTCGCCAGATCAAGGAAATGCTTTACGGAGAGCTTGACGACAACGGCACACCGCTGCTGTACAGGGGGCTTGACCGATGAAGCAATGCAACGAGACGATCACCGTGCTCAACCGTCGGTATGACGCCGAAACCGGGCGCGATGTTTGGCAGGCAACAGTCATCAACGGCGTGTCGTGGCACAGCGAGATCAGAGCTGCTGTCACACAGGCCGGGCTGAAAGACGCGAAAACAGCCACTGTACGCATCCCTGTGGGCGCGGACGAGGGCGGGCGGTCATATATGCCCCCCGCTGCGTTCAAAGCCGCAGATGACACGTCAGGAGCGTACACGTTAGCGCGCGGGGATATCCTCGTGCGCGGCGATGCGTCAGACGCTCAGTCGCCCGCGGACGCGCAGGCAGCCTTTGAGGATTGCGTCACCATCATCAGCGCCACGGATAACACGCGCAGACCGCACGGGGCGCACAGAAAGGTCGTGGGCGCATGAAGTCCATATTCACCGCGAAGCTCGACCTGCCGGATCCCAAGTACCTGCTCGCCAAGTTCAACCTCGAAAAAGGCGGAATCGTGCAGCAGGTCATCGACCAGACGGTCATCAAGTATTGCATTCCTTACTGCCCGTTCGACACCGGCGTTCTGGCGAACAGCCCGTACAGCGCAAGCGTGATCGGCAGCGGCGTCATCACGTACCCGGGGCCGTATGCGAGGTTCCAGTATTACGGACACGTAATGACCGATGAGAACGGCAGGGTACGGGTCGGGAAGGGCGAGAAAAAGCCCATCGTCACGGACCGCGCTCTCGTTTACAAGGTTGACACGAACCCGCAGGCGGGAGCGTTCTGGTTCGAGCGCATGAAAGCGGATCACCTAAAGGACATTCTGGAGGAGGCGAAGCATGCAGCAGGAATCAAGTAGCATCGCAGAAGCACTGCACGAGTGGTTCAGGGCTTGCCCGCTGCTGAAACGCGGAGCGAAGGTCGGGGTGGATTATCTGCCTGACGATCCGACCGAGTACGCGATCTATGCGACGCCGACAACGATCCGGACACGCGAAAACGTGCTCGGAGAAGAAGTCCCGCTGGACGAGCAGACGCAGAACTTCGTGTTCGCAAGCAAGGAACCCTTCGGCGCAGACATCGGGCAGAACCTGCTGAACCAGCAGTTCTACGAAGGCATCATCGCGTGGGTGTTGGAGCAGAACGCAGCCCGCAGCCTGCCCGCAATTCCGATCGGAACGGTGAAGTCCATCGTCCCGACACTCACCGCGTTCATCGCGGAGGCTGGGTCGGATACAGCAAAGTATCAGATCCAGCTCAAACTCACGTATAGGAGGTAAAAGAGCCTATGAAACTCGCAAGAAACCGCGGAATGTTCTTCGGTTCCTGGACGGGAACCAGCATCGAAGCGGCCGCTGCGGCGGTCGTCTCCGGCGATGGCATCACCGCAGCAACCGTCACCGCCGCGACTTTCAGCACGGCTGTGTCCGGCGCATCGGGTGAATACACTTTCACCTATGACGGCACGGCAGAGGCGTGGAAGTACAATGGCACGACGGTAACGCTCAACAACTACGGCATCACCGTCACCGGTACAGCCGCAGACGGCGACAAGATCATCGTGACGTTCACGGCCGCAAGCGGCGGCTGGGAGGCACTCGGCAAGGACGACGACGATCTCAGCAAGGAGCTGAACCCGGACACCGAGACCACGAAGAACGTGCTCGGTGAAACAACTTTCACGCACTCCGGATATGAACCGACAGTGGACATGGACATGTACTACGCGGATCCTTCCCGCATCCTCTACAACCACCTGCTCGAGGTGGCAATGCAGGAGAAGTACGGCGAAGAGGATCTTCTGGGGTACTTCGCCGAGGCGTACTTCACGTCTGTGGACGCGGAAGCAAGAACGATGAGCGGCTACTGCTATGTCCGGCGCGCGTGGTTCGTCCCGCAGTCCGTGGGCGGTGACACGTCCGGCCTGGCTATCCCGTTCAACATCACGCCGATCGGCGGCATGAAGCGCGGAACGATCACCTACGACATGGCGACCAACGTCGCAACAATCACGCTCGACGAAGAATGAGCAGCGAGGGCAGGTGCGGGAGACCGCGCCTGCCTTTTTCGTAAAGAAGGAGGGCAAGAAAGATGGCAAGAATCACGATTGACGACGGTACCAGAGAGTACGAACTCTGCAACCAGTACGGCACCGTCATTGCAAAACTGCACTTCCGCCCGGCGGACTTCTCGCTGGCGGAGCGCTTCAACAGCATGCGGGATGAGTTCGCGGCAGCAGTGAGACCGCTCGAGCACATCTCCATCAACGAAGACGGCACAGCAGCAGAGGACGAGGGGATCAAGGCTCTGCACGATGCCGACATCGCACTCCGGGCAAGTCTTAACAGGCTGCTGGACACGGAGGACGCGGACGAAATCTTCAAGACGAGAAACCCGTTCTCGGTGGTGGGCGGGAAATTCTTTGCGGAGCGCGTCATCGACGCACTCGGACAGATCATCACCGAAGCAATCGACGAAGAAACCAAGGCGTCGGCAGAACGCATGAGCAAGTACATCGAGGGCGGTGTGTCAGATGCTGGGCGACCTGCCGAAAACGCTTGAAATAAAAGGCCGCAGTTACGCGATACGCACAGACTATCGCTCCGTGCTGCGGATCATCGCGGCGCTTGCTGACGATGATCTAAGCAAGAACGAAAAGGTGTACGTAATGCTGCGCCAAATATACCCGGATTTCCGGAGCATCCCGAGCGACGACTACACCGAGGCATACGAAAAGGCCTGCTGGTTTCTTTCCTGTGGGCAGCAGGATCAGGAGCGGGAGGGCAAGCGGCCACAAATCGTCAACTGGGAAAAGGACGAACAGCTGATCTTCCCGGCGATCAACAAGGTCGCGGGATTTGAGGTCCGCCTGGCCGAGTACATGCACTGGTGGACGTTCATGGGGCTTTTTCACGGCATCGGGAGCGATGACACCTACGGATACATCCTGATGCTGCGGCAAAAGAAATCCAAGGGCAAGAAGCTGGAGAAGTGGGAGCAGGAATTCTGGAACAGCAACAAGCATATCTGCGAATTCAAGCAGGCAGCGCCCGCCCGGCAACCGGAGGACGCCGCCGCCGATATCTTCGCGGAGCTGCTGAAAGCACAGCAAGAGGGCAAAGGAGCGTGATGACGCATGGCCGACAAGGTAGACGCCTCGCTGAATTTTGGAACTGGGCTCGACACAGAGGGCTTTGAAAAAGACTCGCAGAAGCTGAAAAAAGCGGTCGAGGACTTCTCGGACAGCGTCAAGACGACCGGTATAGCGGCCAACGGCGAATTCTCGAAAATGCTTGGCTTTGTGACGCGCATTGTCCAGGCGATGAACGCGGCAAACGCATCGGTGCGGGACACCGCAGAAGCGATGGACGCCGAGGGGGAAAAAGAAGAAAAGCCGACTGCCAAGCTGGGGCTGCGCGACGCCGAATCCGTGCGCAAGAGCGCAGAGCAGGCGGAGAAAGCCGTCAGGCGGCTGAACGACCAGATCGACAAGCTCAACAGACGGGCAGAGCAGGGCATCAACACACAAGAGGATTTCGATGATTTCACCGGTGACGCGGAAAAAGCCGAGGATAGTCTCGAGCAGGCGAAAAAGAAGCTCGAGGAGTTCGGCAATACGAAGATCAAGTCAAGCTCGTTCGGCACTGTTGCGCGTCAGATCGAGTCCATAGACAAGGAACTCCAGGATCTGGAGTCGCAGAAACAGTCTCTCGAGCTCAACGACCTGACCGAAGGAGATCCGATTCTGGAGGAGACATACAATAATCTCCTTGAAAGAATCGAAAAGCTGAACGCAGAAAAGCGCAAACTTAGCGAGATCGCGTACATCGACCCGAAGCAGACAGCAGAATTCCAGCGAATGTCCATGGAGATCACGAAACAGCAGCAGCGGATCGAGGAACTAAAAAAGGAATTCAACGGCGATGAACGGGCCGCAAAGGGCTTTGCAGATTTCGAGGACGCCATCAGTCGCGGCACCGAGGAAGCGAAGGCAAGACTGGATTCTCCGCTGAAATCTCTCTCGGCAGCGTTTGAGAGGCTGACAGGGGAGGCGCTAAGCGCAGGAAGCGCGGCCAAGCAGGCATTCAAGCTGATGACGGTCACACCGGCCAAGCTGGGCTTCAAGGCCCTGATGAAGTCGGTGCGCGGAGTCGTCTCGCTGTTCAAGTCCCTCAAATCGCACATCAGCGGAGCGCACAGCGGCGCGGATAAGCTGCTGCGCGGGCTGACCAGCCTGAAAACGATGCTGGTATCGCGCATCAAGCGGTCGTTCGTTTCCTACCTCATGCAGACAATCACCGACTCGATCCACGCGCTGGCGAAGTATGATGCTGCGTTCGACCGGGCGGTATCCACCATTCGCAACCGCACAAAGGAGCTCGGCGCGAACATCACGGTCGCGCTCGGCGGGCTGGTTAAGCAGATCGAGCCGATCATCACACGCATCATCAACGCGCTCTCCTCAGCGGTCGCGCACCTGAATGCCGTGATCGCTGCAATTCGCGGCGAAAAGACAATGGAGATCGCGGCCAAGCAGACGGGCTCCTACGCGGACTCACTCGACGGAGCCGCAGACAGCGCAAAGTCCGCAGCGAAGGAGCAGAAGCGGCTGAACGCGCAGCTCATGGGCTTTGACGAGCTGCACCGGCTCGAGGACAACTCGTCGAGCGATGACACCGGCTCGGGCTCCGGAGCGGATGTATTCAACACAGTCCGGACGCAGTCCATGCTCAACGATATGTCCGACCTCGGCAAGCGGCTCTCGGAGGACTTCATCAACGCAGTCAAGCAGGGCGACTGGTACTCGGCAGGAGAGGCGGTCGCAAGCGGCATAAACAGCATCGTGGAGCGCGCAAGAGCGGCCGTGCAGAGCGCCCGGCCGAAGATGGAAGAAGCGGCCACAGCTCTCGCGGAAGGGCTGAACGGTCTCGTGGAGAATCTCAAGACCGAGGAGATCGGCGGACTGGTTGGCGACGGAATCAGCAACGCGCTCGTCTCGTTCAACACATTCTACGACAAGTTCAGCTTCACGAATCTCGGAGTAAAGCTCGGACAGGGCGTCAACGGGCTCGCGGATAGCTTCAAGTGGGAGGAACTCGGGAAAGCGGTCGGAAACGGCGTCAACAGCATCTCGAACATTGTTAACGGCCTATCGGACACGATCAAATGGGAAAAAATCGGCACAGACATCTCCACGGGCTTTAACGAGATGGTGGATAAGATCGACTTCGCAGACGCGGGAACCGCATTCAGTAATGTGATCAAGGACCCGCTGACGACAATCAGCGCGACGCTCGAAAACATCAACTGGCCGAAGCTCGCAGAAGGCGTCGCAGACTTTGTCCGGAATATCGACTTCGCCGGAATCGCAGACGCGCTGTTCGAGGCAATCGGCGCAGCGCTTGGCGGCCTTGCATCGTTCTTCATCAGCCTGATTGGCGAAGCACTTCTCGATCTCGAGGAGTGGTGGAAGGGCGAGCTGGAAAAGGTCGGCGGCAACGTGGTCGCCGGCATCTTTGTCGGAATCTGGGACGCGATCAAGGGAATCGGAACGTGGATCTACAACCACATCTTCCTGCCGTTCATCAACGGATTCAAGAAGGCGTTCGGCATTCACTCTCCGTCGAAAGAAATGGAGAGCATGGGCGGGCTGATTACGGACGGCCTGCTGGGCGGCATCGTCAACGGGCTCAAGAGCATCGGCACGTGGATCGTGAACAACATCTTCACGCCGATCTGGAACGGCCTGCGCTCTTCGTTTGGCTTCGTAGCAGGCGGTGCATCCAAGATCGCAGAGATCGGCGGCGACATCATCGGCGGAATCAAGGACGGTATCGCCGGCGCGGTCGCCGGAATCGCGACGTGGATCAAGACCGAAATCTTCGGCCCGATCTGGCGCGGGATCCGGGCTGCTTTTGGATTCGTCGTGAGCGGGGGTTCCAAGCTCGTCGAGCTCGGCACCGACCTCATCACCCACATGAAAGACGGTATCACCGGCGCGCTCAAAGGCATCGCAAACTGGGTCAAAGTCAAAATCGGCGACCCGATCATCAACAAGGCCAAGGAAGTATTCGGCGGTTTCAAAAACATCGGAAAAGACCTCATCAACGGACTGAAAGACGGCATCTCGGAGCAGTGGGACAAGGTCAAGGATACGGTGGGCGGCGTTTTCACCAAGGTGACAGACGCGGCAAAGAAGCTGTTCGGCATTCACTCCCCATCAAGAGTGTTCCGTGACCAGGTCGGCGCACAGCTCACAGCGGGCATGGCGCTCGGCATCGAGGACGGCAGCAAGGGCGTGCTACACGCAGCATCCGACCTCGCAGCGAACGTGACGGATCGGATGGACGTCAGTGCGCCGAAGATCGACCTCGCGGCAGAAAGCACCGTCAGCGGGCTGGACGCAGTCGCCGCCAAGCTCGGCGCGATTGCTGCACAGTTCCGCGCAATCAGCTTAGCAATCCCGGATGTCGCACTCGGCGCTGTCGTTCCGGTCCGCACGAGGATCCCCGACGACAAGGCAGCCGGCAAGGACGGCGAGCTGAACACGCTGCTGGAAAAGCTCATCGAGCTGCTGTCGGATGGCAGCCCGAGAAACAACCCGCCTGTGCGCATCACCGTCCCGGTCAGCCTCGACCGCAGACAGATCGCACTGGCAACGGCAGACTACAACGCCGCAAGCGGCAGAATCACGAACGGAGGCCTGAGATAATGGCATGGATCGAGATTGACGGCATCCCGCTCCCGACACCCGTCCGCTGCCCAATCACGGAAAGCGATATGGATGCGGCGTCGGCAGGGCGCTCCGAATCTGGCTACATGCACCGCGATGTGGTGCGCAAAAACGTCATCGACCTCGGAGCCACGGAGTGGCAGCATCTCACGGTCGAGGAAGCGCAGATCGTGCGAAATGCTCTGGCACCGGCGGCGTTCACGGTCAGCCTGCGGTTCGTCGGCGGCACGATCACCAAGACGATGTACGCGGGCGATCGGAACTGGGATCCGGACTTCACGGACGACGGGAAAGAGCGCTGGAACCTGACCGTCCACCTGATCGAGGTGTGAGGAGGCGCGCATGGACATCATCACGATCCGCATCCGCGGAACAACCGCGGAAAACACGGCAGATGCCCGCATCGTCTGCGGGAACACCGGATACCAGCTGCTGATCGCGCATGACGGCACGTTCAGCGGCGAGAAAGACATCATCCTGACACTTTACAGCCCGGCGGGCAACCGGCGGGAAACCACGCTGCACACATACGGAGACACGGTCATGGTTCCGGCGGTAGCGGACTGCTACCTGATCGCTGTGGCCGTGCAGATGACGGACGGCAGCGCAGCAACGACGCAGTCCGCGATCATCCGATGCACGGCATGCATCACAGACGACGCAGGGGCGGAGGACACGCCGCCGCTGGACATTTACAATCTCGCCTGCGAGTACCTGCACAGCATGGACACAACCATCCTCGACACGCTGCGGAACGCGGAAATCCCCGCGGCATTTCCGGGAGCGGCGTATTCTCAGGCAATCAAGCAGGCCGGAAGGCCGACAGAGCTGACGGCGGAGGTCACAGTCAACGGCACGACCACAGAGCTCGCAGACGACCAGATCGCGCTCGGGTCCTTCCGGATTGCGTGCAGCGCGATGGCCAGCGACTACCTGTTGCCGGGCGGAACGCCCTCGGCGGAGCTGACACTGTCAGCGACAGCAGAGCACGCAGCCGGGACGCTCGGTGCAGAGATCGCGCCGGTGTACCGCATCCAGCGGCAGAACGAGCACTGGTGCGAGATCCCGCTCGGTGTGTTCACAGTCGCATCCGTTGACAAGGAAACGGAGAGCGCCGCAAAAATCGTGGCCTACGACGACATGCGCAAGTTCGAGCGCGTACCGTTCGATCATCTGGGCTTCACTCGCGGCACGGCATACACGCCGCAGGAGATCATCACAGCCTGCGCAGAGGCGGCAGGGGTCGAGTACGAGGACGACGTCACAAGCCTCATCAACGGCGCGCAAACATACCGCGTAAGCGAAGCGGCGGCAAGCATCGGCACAGCCCGAGACCTCGTGTCTTTCGTGGCGCAGACGCTCTGCGCGGTGGCGGTCATCGACCGCTTCCGGAAGCTGCGCATCAGGCCGCTCGGCAAGACGGATCCCGTGGACACAGTCACAGGCGTCCGCAGATTTTCGTCCAGGATTTCGCAGACGCAGTACAGGCTCTACCAGCTGACGACCGTGCTGACGCTGCCCGGCACCGACGGAGCGGAGACCGTCATCAACTGGTCGCAGAATACGCTCTGGCCGGACGGAGTCGAAGCAGAGCTCCCGGAGAATCCGCTCTGGGGCGTGATAGAGTCCACGATGACGCCGAGGGCTGCGGCGACGCAGTGCCTCAACCGGATCGTCGCAGCCCTCGACCCGATCACGATGTACCCGGTGGAGCTCGAGTACCCCGGAGACCCGGCGCTTGAGCTGCTGGACTGGATGCAGGCGGAGACCGATGCCGCGGAGTTCCCAGTGACTGAAACGAACTGGATGTACCACGGGCGCGAAACCGTGCTCTCGCGCGGCTTTGAAGCGATCGCAGGCCTTGCCAAGTCGCAGGCCGAAAAGGCAGCACTGGCAGCGCGCATGTCGCTCGCCGAGAACGCCGACAACATCATGCGGCTCGTGTACCTGCGGACAATGCAGTCGTACATCGGCTTGAAGGCGTTCACGTATCGCGAGATTTCGCACTACACATACAACGAGCTTGGAGGACGCACGCTATGAGCAGTAAGACCACGAACCTGCAGCTGACCGTCCCGGAATGGGAGGAAGGCTTCGACCTCGACGACTGGAACGGAAACAGCAATAAGATTGATACGTTCGCCGGACAGATCGCAGCGCAGGTCGCCGCGAAGGTCTCGCCGGGAGACCTGGCAGCCGTTGCGACAAGCGGAGATTATGGCGATCTAACGAACAAACCCGTGACAGATGCATCCCCGACGGAGGATAGCACGAACGCAGTGCAGTCCGGGGGCGTTTTCTCGGCGTTAGCCGCAAAAGCTGACACCGCCGCCGTTTTCGGCACCGGCACGCTCATCCCGAACGACGGTGATCTGTTCACGCTGCCCGTCGGCAAGTATTACCGCAACACGAACCCGACGGTCATTGCGAATATCCCGAGTGATCTGACGGTCGCGTTCTACTGCGAAATCGTCAACACCATCGCGGACAACCGCCGCAAAATCTATCTTTATCCGGCGACAGTCCAGACAGCAGGCGTTTTCTACACCTGCCTTGAAACGGGCAGCGGCTACGGCGCATGGTACAAATTTACCGGAGAGGCGGTGGTCTGATGCCGGAAATCACAGTCACCGTGCGCGAAAAAATCGCGCAGGCAGAGCAAGGCGCCGCGATCGTCTGTGGCAATTCCGATTACACAATCCGATTTGATTTAGACAGCGAGTGGGCGGGATACCCGCTCAAAACCGCGGTTTTCTCGTATGTCCGCGACGGCGCGCGGCAACACCAGGACTTGACATTCAGCGGCAACAGCGTGCAGGCGCCGGTGATGTGGGGCGTGACGTCAGTCTCGGTCGGCATACTCGCGGGCAATCTGCGTACATCGACCGGCGCGGTGATCCCATGCACGGCTTCCGTCACGCAGAGCGATCCGGTGCATCCCGCACCCGCACCGGACATCTACATGCAGCTCCTGGCGTATCTCGAGCAGGCGGGGAGCGGCGGAGAACCTAAAACCGGAATCCAACTGACAACGGCAGCGCCGATTATAGCGCCGATGGAAAAAGGCGAGGAGGTAACGTGAAATGGGATACACAAACACAGTTGTAGCAAACAATTTCCAGATGAGCCTGATCGCTTCCGCGATGAACACGGCATTTGAAAGCGCGAGCATGCCGCTTGAAGCCAAGTTCATCGCAGCGGAGGATACCAGCTATACGGCGGGCAATGGCGCGGTTGAGTTCTGGACAACCGGAGAAAGCCCGGTGAAAATCGCAAGTCTGACGCATTCTGCGCAGTACAGCTACCTTCCGCAGATTTTCGGAGAAGCGTGGACGAAAGGCAGCGCGGCACAAGGTGTCGCTGCAACGGTGAACGGCCCGGTGCGCGTTGTAATTGTGGGCAGGACAGTCGCGCTCTATGTCGGATACAACACAGGCGCGAAAAAATATACGGGCGGTTTTACGTTCGCGTACTCAAAGAACGGAGTGATTGTTCCGATTCTGCACTCGTTCAGCATCGGCAGCAGTGGCTCGGAATACCCGCAGTCCATGAATACCATCTTCACAACGTGCGAATACGATGATGCGCAGGGATATTACGGCACATCGGCAACGCTTTTCGGCACGCTGGCGCAGAACTTCGGCGAGTATTACAAGGGCAATTTCATGTACCCGCTCCCGATCTGCTCCAAAACGCAAGAGCCGAATTACTTCGAGGACGTTTTCGCTTGCGGCGTTTCGCAGTTTTCGCTTGATGCGACATATGCCGATGTTGAAGGCACAAGATACTTCTTCATCGGGTCGTTTGCCATCAAGGATACTGAGTGAGGAGGCGGCGACATGAAATACATCATTATGCTCGTGATTGTCCTCGGGCTTGCCGTGGCTGACTTCCTGACCGGCATCATCAAGGCGTACATGAAGCACGATCTCAGCTCTGCGAAAATGCGCAAGGGAGGACTCAACAAGATCTGCGAGATTGTGGTCATGGCGACCGCCTGCGGGCTGGAAATCGGCATCCAGTCGCTTGGGCGATACTACAAGTCCGCACAGCTTGCAGAGGTTGCCGGGACGGTCGCGGCGGGAGCGGTTTTCACCTACATCATCATCATGGAGCTGATCTCCATCCTTGAAAATTACGGCGAGATCTCGCCCGATGCAGTGTGGGTGAACAAGCTGATGAAGAAGCTGCGAAATTTCAATAAGGAGGATGGCGATGACACCGAGAATCACGATTCCTGACAAGACGAACCGATTCTACATTGCGAAATCTGAGGGCGGACTGAATCCCGGCATTCCTCGGCCGTCCGGCAGCAAGCTGCGGTTCGCGAACTGCGTGTTCTATGCGCTTGGCCGTTTTGCTGAGCTCTGGGGCATCTGGCTCGACAGCACAAATGCCGAGAATTTCTGCGACATGGCCAAGCGGCACGGCCTTGCACTCGGGCAGACCCCGTTGCCTGGCAGCATTGCAGTCTGGGCAAAGGGTGCGGTCGGCAACGGCAGCGACGGCGCGGGGCATGTTGCAATCGTCGAGATTGTCAACAGCGGCAGCATCGTGACCAGCGAAAGCGGATGGAGCGCGAAAACGGAGTTCTGGACGCAGACGCGCAGGAATGACGGCAACTGGGGGCAGCCTGCGGCCTACCGGTTTCTCGGGTTTGTGCTTCCTCCGGGGCAAGCTGCTCCGGCACCCTCTGACGCTGTCACGCTCCGCAAAGGCGATCAGGGCGACGGTGTCCGATGGATGCAGCGGAAGCTGATCGCGGCAGGGTATCTGCGCGAGAACGAGCTCGACGGCGACTTCGGCAGGATCACGCTCGGCGCGCTGCTGGCTTACCAGCTTGAGCACAGTCTCAAGGTGGACGGCGTGTGCGGGCCGTCAACGCTGGCGGAGCTAGCAAAATAATAGTGAGTAAAGCAACCGGCAGGGGAGTCAGTCCTCTGCCGGTTTTTTTGCTTTCCAGCGCTTCTTTGCGGCATTGCTCACTGCATGTGATCTGACGGCTTCGCAGTCGGAACATCTTGCCGCAGATCACACATATCCTCTCCGGCACGCGCCTGCGCTCGTTTCTGCGCGGGTTGATAGCGTCTTTATGCTGCCGGTAATAGTCGATCGACTGCCTGCGATCCACAAGCTTGCTGTTTTCCTCGCCGCACTCCTTGCAGTATCGCTGCAAGCCGCTTTGCACAATATATGGTTTCCCGCAGTGCCGGCAGTAGTCTGTGCTGCCGATCGGTCGTTGATATCCGTCTTTGCGGTATCTGGCTGCACGCGCCTTTTCGCGCAGCTTGCGGCATTCAGGGCAGTACCATGCACGCGGGCCGCCCTGGAAACTTTTGCCGCACTCTCGGCAGATCCTATCGTAGATCGCCATTACTTTGCTTCAAGGATCCAGCGTTCGATCTGAGCACGGAGCGAAATGCCGTTCTGTGCTGCCGCCTTTTTCAGCTTCGCTGACGCTGCGGCACTGATTATCAGGTTCAGCGCGACATCTTCGCTTTCTTCATCCGGTTCGCCGAATATCTCACAGTAGTCCTCGCCGTCGAGATGCTTCTCTGCCCACGCCTGCGCCTCTGCGTATGTCATCGGCTGGATCTGCTCGCTGCCGCACCACTCGTTCTGGCCGCAGCTCTTGCTGTACTTCGATGCGGCGTTTCCCTCGCCGTGAAGGAAAAACTCGCCGGTCTTTTTCAGATAGAGTGTCTCACAGTAGTAGCTGAAATCGGACTGGTTCGGATTCGACGCATATTCGCCGAGTTTTCTGGCGGTGGCAGTATCGTATACCTTGCCGTTGATGATTTTTTTCATGATGATCTTCCTTTCATTTCACAGGGTGGATTGTGGCAATGTTGTCGCCTTCATCGCCGTTGATAAAAATGGGGGCGACCCATTTCAGGATCAGTTTGTGCTCGTCGGTTTCCCGTTTGCCGATCCAGTAGTGATGCCAGTGGCCACGGCGTGCATGCGGTGCCTTTTTGCTGCCTTTCTGGTATGCTCTGGTGGTGGCCTCGCTCTGATCTACGTCCGCGCTTTGATCGTGGCTGTTCGCCTTCATGCGCCTAATCTGGCTCCCGATCCGATAGCCGACGTCCCACTTCCGGATTTCCCGGAAGACGTCCTTCGGCTTTTTCTCGGATTCATCGGTCCGGCGCGTGACCTTCTTCTGTTCCGGATCTTCCTCTTTTTCGGAATTGTCAGCACAGATGTATAGTACGAATTGCAGCAGCTCAGCGGCTTTCTGTGCCATGGGAACGCCGCCTTGCTCGATGAAGAAATCCACGTCCGGGTGATTTGTGTGCCGCTTCGCTTCTTCGACTGTCTTTTGCATTGCTTCGTCGATGGTGCAGTTGTTCTCGATGTGCAGGATCAGCGGGGTACTTGCATTCTCCGCTTCGCTGATGTACCACATCCGCAGCTCGAATTGTTGATTGTTTACATCATGCTCAAAATGGACGAAGAAACCAGAGTTCTTGTACTGGATGAAAATGCAGGGGTATGGGAGCTGATACAGGATCGGCATCGGGATATCCATGCCTGAGTCAGCCTGATCAATGAGGATTTCTGCAAGGTCATCGTCAAAAGAGTAGATTTCCTTGTACTTTCTCCATGCGTAAAGCGCTGATACCTTGTAGCCGTCTGTCGCCGGATTCATCCCGATCTCACCGGCGACAGCCATTCCGGCAGCGATCGGAAGGATGCACCGGTCACTCCATTGCATCTCCTGTTTCAGCTCCATGCACTTGTCGCAGAGCCCCCACGTTTTCGTGTGGATTTGCTTCAAGAGCTTAAACGGCAGCGGCTCATTCAAATTCTTGGCCATCAGCAGCACCTCCTTAAGTTTTGCCGTGGGATTTCTCCCCCGGCTGGTTTGCGTTTTATCGTGCTGCCAGCATTTTCGCGATCGTTCTCGGCCCCATGCCCATGTAATCCCGATTGTCGATCCACCACTTTGCCTCGGTTCTGCTGTTGAAAAGCTCCCAGAACTTTGCGTTACCGCCAGCGGCCTTGCAGGTCGCTGCGGCCCTCGCTCGGATGTCCGACGCCCACGCGATCTGCTTGTCCGTGCCGGTCAGCGCCGGGAACTCCATGCCCTCGATCGCCTTGTTCGCTTCGGCCGTCTGCGCGTCGAGCTTTGCTCTCTCCTTTGCGCGCATCGCCTTGCTGTAGCACTCCGGGCAGGTCGTGATGTGATCGCGGGCCCACTCCTCGTATCTCGTGGCGTCATCCCGGTTGTAGCAGCTCTTCCGATGTGTGAACTTGCATCCGCACTCAGTGCAGATAATCTCGATTCTAGCTTGTGCCATACTCTTTACCTCCGTTTGTTCTCTTGGTTTTCCTTTGGGTTTTCCTTCCCTTTCCTTGATTGCATTATAGCATAGAGTTTGTAGAAAGTCAAGCGCTATTTGAAAACAGTTTGTAGAAAGTCAACTTTTTGTATACATGCACAAACATAGAGTTTCTACATTGTAGAATGTGCTGAACGTGCCGAAAAAAACAACGCATCTTGTGTCATGTTTCGTGTCATGTCGTGTCACAAAATTGCTTATTTTGGCCATGTTTTGCTGTTACTATGTCACAGACAAGATAAAACAAAAAGCAAGCAAACACGGGAATTTCAAGTGCTTGCTTGCTTTTCATTTGGTGGAGGCGGCGGGAATTGAACCCGTAATACATATAAGCAGATACGTTATTTCTGACATTTCGTGTCATGTTTCGTGTCATGTTTATTTGCATTGTCGATGCTGCTGTACATGGCAGCGTATCGGCTGTTCATCTGTTCATCAGCGGATCGACGGTCTGCGCTGAAGGTATGCTGGTACACCTGCTGCATGGTCTGTGTGCCGGCCCAGCCGCCGCGCTCGGCGGCAACGCGATCCGGGATGCCCTGCGCGTGCATATCTGATGCCGCGATGTGGCGTAAATCGTGGAATCGGACGCCGGGAAATCCGGCGGCAGCCATGCGCCGAAAAAACTG